TACAGTCGATAATGAATTTATATTAGGAAGTGATAATTTAACTACTAAGGTTGAAGTTTCATCAGCAACACACGGTGTAGTTGGAGAATATTCTAAATTTTATAAAGATTTCTATGATGGAATAATAAACACAGGAGATTTCTTTTATAAGAACAAAGCTGGTGTTTCTTCATATGATGTTACTTTCTTACCTGGTGAGACATTAACTTCAATATCTGGATTATCAACTGGATTAACTTCATCATCACCAAATTTTGTAAGTGGTAATGATTACATAGTATTTAATGTAGAACCAGATGATATTAATACTGGTGATGTTATATCAATAAGAGGATCAATTCTAAATACAGGAACATTTACAATATTAGGTAAATCAACTATAAATGGTAAATATGCTTTTCTAGTAAATGAAAATACTGTTTATGAAAATAGTACTATAACACCAGCATTGGCTACGGTTAACGTAATAAATTCTATAGATGAAAAGATATACTTAAATATGTCAGTTGATACTACTAATAAATTATCAGTTGAATTTAAAGATAGTAACTTAACTTCATCAACTCCAATAACAGTAGCTAACTTTGATACATTCTATGTACAATCAGCTAACTCTAACTATAAACAAACATTAGAGATTGAGTTACCAGATGGATACACTGAAATTCCTAACAAAGTATTAGTTAATGGTGCTAGATACACAGAAGTTAGAGTTGGTGATTTCCTTGATGCTTATTACGATTCAAGTTTATTAGTAGCTGGTGAAGTTCCTAGAAAACTTACAAGAATAATCACAAAGAAACAATATTTATCTACTGATTATGTTGAGATTGTTTGTGATTCTAGAATATCAAAATCATTTAGTGGAACTGCTTATCAAACAACTAGATATAAATCAGTTGATACTTATGCAAGTACTTATAAAGCTATATCTCTTAAAGGATTTAGAGTTAGAACATCTTGTTTACCTGATGGTACTGAAACCAAACAAAATGAGATACTTAACTTAGTTTCGAAAGGAACACCAATGTTCAAATCTTTAGTTAATAAAGAGTCATTTGAATTTAGATATTTAGTTGATTCTTTTGGACTTGGATTAACATCCAGATCAAAACAACAATTAGTTGATATATGTGGAGAAAGATTAGATGCATTTGGTTTCTTAAATATGCCTTCTATGAAATCATTTAAGAACTCATCTTCACCATCATTTGTTAATAAAGAAGGTGTTTTACAACTAGAATTTGTTTCAAAAGGAGCAGATCCTGAAAGTGGACCAGCTTTTCTTTACTCATTTGGTGATGGAGAAGGATCAACTTGTGTTGGTTATTTCACACCATATCTAACAGTTAATGATAATGGAAGACCATTAGAAATGCCTCCATCATCACACGCTGCTACAACTTACATGAGAAAACACAATTCTGGTTTAGGTGGAATAACACCTTGGACAATTGCTGCTGGTGTTACAAATGGTAGAATTACAAACATATCTGGATTAGAGATGGACTTCACTCCAAATGATATAGAATGGATGAATGGAGCTCAAATGAACCCAATTGTATTCAAAAGAAATAGAGGTAATATAATCGAAACTGAGAATACTTCTCAAACTCTTTATAAATCAGCTCTTTCATTTATACATGTTAGAGAAGTTTTAATAGAACTTGAAAAAGAACTATCAAGAATGTTACTAGATTTCCAATGGAAAGCTAATACATCTGATATCAGAGCTGAAATTAAACTTAGAGCTGATGTTATATGTGAAACATATGTAAATAAAAATGGTTTATATAACTACTTCAATAAGATGGATGATGAAAATAATACATCTGAAATAATTGATAATCAAATTGGTGTATTAGACACTTATGTTGAACCAATTAAGGGTATGGGTATAATTGTTAACAATGTAACAATACTTAGAACAGGAGCAATTTCTGCTGGTGGTTTTCAATAAGACTATAAAATTAATTAAAAAAACCGCAGAATTTAATTCTGAGGTTTTTTTATTAAACATAATTAGGAGTTTTAGATATATACATAAAACACATATGTTATGAACTTAGATATATTTAAAATAAATGATCCATCTGGTAAGATGTCAAAGGAATCTTATGTTTCAAAGAACTTTAAAGAGGAGTATGATTATATTATAAAGAATATCGATATTGAAATACCATTTAAAGAGAAAGTTTATCTAATAGTAAATAATAGAATAAAACCAACCTGTAAAAATATAAACTGTGATAATATAGTTAAGTTTAAGAATTCCACAATTGGATATTTAGAATACTGTAGTAATAAGTGTATAGGATCAGATCCTAATATAATTGAATTAAAAAAGAATAAATCTATAGAAAAGTTTGGAACAAAAACACCATCCGAATCAATCTTAATAAAAGATAAGATCAAGAAAACAAACCAATCTAAATATGGTGGAAATTCACCAATGTCTTCTGATGAAATTAAAGATAAATCCAAGAAAACACTATTTAAGAATTGGGGAGTTGAAAATCCATCAATGTCAGTTGATATACAGAATAAGAGAATAGAGTCATTTAAAAAGAGTGATTATAAAGAAAGTTATAAGAAGACATCAATAGAGAGATATGGATCAGAACATCCTTGGATGAATAATGATATTCATCAAAAAACAATAGATTCCTTTTATAAAAGTTACAAAGAAAGAATAAATGATAATATTGATAAAGATAAGTTTGAATTTATTGAATTTTATAAAGGAGATAAAACAAACTTAACATTTAGATGTTTAAAATGTAATGAATTATTTAATATATTAACATACCAATTCTACTATAGAATAAAGAATAAAAATAGTATATGCACCAATTGTTATCCTATATCAGAAAACTCATCAATTGATCAAGTAGAGTTATTAAACCTAATAAAAGAAAATTATAAAGGTGTTATAGAATCAAATATTAAAAATATAATATATCCATATGAGATAGATGTTTATTTACCTGATCTAAAGATTGGATTTGAGTTTAATGGAGTTTTTTGGCATTCTAATAAATTTAAAGATGATAAATATCACCTAAATAAATATAACAAGTCTATTGATAATAATATTAAAATATTTACAATATGGGAAGATGATTGGACTCTAAAAAGAGAAATATGTGAATCATTTATTTTAAATAAGATTGGTGTTTGTAATAAGATAATGGGTAGAAAGACATCTATAAAAGAAATAGATTATAATACATCCAGAGAGTTTCTAAATGAAAGTCATTTACAAGGAGATTGTAAGTCATCAAAGAGAATAGGATTATATCATAATGATGAACTAGTGACTCTAATGACCTTTTCAAAGTTGAGATTACCTCTACATAGTAAAAATAATGATAAAGATACCTGGGAGTTAACTAGATTCTGTAATAAGAGAAATACATCTGTTATTGGAGGAGCATCTAAGTTATTAAAATATTTTAAAGATAATTATAACCCGATTGAGATACAAACATATTCAGATAACTTAATATCAGACGGTGGTTTATACCAAAGATTAGGATTTGAATATAAGTGGACATCAAAACCAGGATATTGGTATGTTGTAAATAGTATAAGAAGTCACCGATTTAATTGGAGAAAATCAAAATTGATAAAAGAGGGACACGATCCAAAAAAAACCGGAGATGAGATAATGTCAGAATTGGGATATTGGAAGATCTACAATGCTGGTAATAAAAAGTGGATATTGAAAAATATTTAATTTACCAATTTCTATTAGTGATGTTTTAATTAAACATAATTAGTATTTTTAGATATATATAAAAAAAATATGTTATGAGCTTATATATTAAAATAATTGATACATCTGGTAAGAAATCAAAGGAAATGATTGAAGAAGAAAGACTTAAAGATATAGAAGATGGTAGGAAACAATATAAAGAACTAACAAAAATGATGATAGATTTTGGATGTGATCCTTTATCTGATGAAGAATCTTATAATTAAACTTTTATAATATTATTTCATATAAGTGGAAGGTTATAGTAATATATAACTAAAAAATAATATTATATTATGTCAGATAAAAATGAAATGAGTGAAGAGGATTACTTAAAAAGACATCTACAAGACTTAGAAGATAGTAAGAGTAAGAATGTATATAATGATGATACACCTGTACCTGAAGTTGATAATAAAAGAATCAGTGATTTACAGTTTTTCAATTATGATGTTAGGGAACTTCCTTGTGGCAGATTCTATCCAAAAGGAACTCAATTTATGGTTAGACCTGCTCAAGTAAGAGAAATTCAAGCATACTCAATGGTAGATGATAATAACTTCTATGATATAGTTGAGAAAATGAATGATATATTAAAAGCATGTATCAGAATTAAATATTCAGATGGTAAAATCGGAACATATCTAGATGTTAAGGATCAGGATAGACTATTTTTAGTTTTCCTAATTAGAGAGTTAACATTTCAACAAGGTAATTCATTAACAGTAAATGCTGTATGTGAATGTGGTGAGGAAATTCAAATTGAATTAAAAAGAGAAAACTTTGTATTCTTCGATATTGATGAAAAGTTAGTTAAATTTTATAATGAATCAAAAGGATCTTATGAGTTTACAACAAAAGATGGTAAATCTTATGAATTAACACCTCCAAATATTGGAATACAAAAAGCATTCACTGACTATATCGTAAAAGAAAATAATGATAAGAAATCACCTAATTTATCATTTCTTAAAATAATACCATTTATGTTATCAGGGAGATCAACAATAACTTATGATGGTATTAAAACTAAGTTAAAAGAATTTGAATTACTAGATGGATCAGCTTTTCAATTTGTAAATGCCGCTGTTAGTAAAATGACATTTGGTATTAAAGAATTAAAGAAAATGTGTGAATGCGGAACGGAGGTCCGTAGTGAAATGCAGTTTCCCAACGGTGCCTCAGGTATTTTCGTTATTCAAGATGCCTTTGAAGCATATATTAAAGAATAAATTAATGTTACAAAAACATTATCATACACAAGAAGATTCTATGGATAAATGGCCTTACTGGATGTTAGAAGAAAACATTAAGATTGTAAATGAGATATCAGATGAAGAAGAGAAAAATAGAAAGAAAGATGAGGAATCTCAAAGTTCTAGTATGCCAGACGCTAGTTCAATGATGAAAAACGCATCAAATATGACCAATAACATACCTAAATTTTAAATTAAAAAAAACCACTCAATTTGAGTGGTTTTTTTAATTTATAATAATCTCAAATTTAATCTTACCACAGTCCCATATCTTATATAAATTATTATTAGACATATATTTACTCTCAGTTAAGTTATTAATCTTTAATTTTGATTTAGTGAAATTTTGCTTATTTTTCCTTTTATTATTAATAACGTATTTATAATCAGGAGATCCCTCTTTTATATTTTTAAACCCAAGTGTATAATATAAACTACCAATACTCCAATCCTTATCAGCATAACTTATAATTCTGGTTGGTTTATATTCTCTAGTGAAATATTTTAATAGTTTAGAAGCTCCACCAATTACATTAGTATCTAATAGATTACAAAATCTAGATAAATTCCACTCACCTTCAATCATTTTATCTCTACCCTCTAATTTATTAAAAGTCATAACAGATACTAATAAACCATTATAGGTAAGTCCTATCTTCTTAGAACTTCTATCAACACCCTGAACATGATTAATATTTAGAAAATTAGTAACATTATTCAACTCAACAACTTTACAATTTCTTCCCCATATTCTATCAACATTTAACTTCAATAGATTTCTAATCTGACTTTTAATAATATCCATCTTAAAAGACCAATCATCTTCCCACACATGTATAATTCTAATATCACGATCCTTGAAGTAATCTGTTTTATATAAGTGATAACTTTTATCTTTAAATTTCTCAGAATGCCAATATAATCCATTAAACTCAAATCCTATTTTCAATTCTGGTAGATAAATATCAATCTCTAAACCATCTCTATAAGATTGTATTATTTCACCAGTATATAAATATTTAATATAATTAAATAACTCAACTTCTTTAATAGATGTTAAATCACCAATTGGATTACAAATAGTACATAATGGTATATTATTACGAGTTCTACCATAATAATTATCAGTATTTATTTCAAATAAATGACCAACATCACACTTAAATGTGTTCAATCTATCTTTATAACTAACATAGTTAACATTCTTAGATATATTAAATTCACTTCTATATAATATTGTTTTATAAATATGATCTTCACCATATTTATCTAAGCAAGTTTTTCTAAACCTATCTTTATATTCATCAGTTTTAACATAACTATCAACTCCATATTTATCTAAACAGGTTTTTTTCGTTTTTTCTATATATAGATCAGTCTTTGTATAGCTATCAACACCATATCTTTTCATATATGTATTCTTTGACTTCTTAACATACTCCGGAGTTTTTGAATAGTTATCTACTCCATACTTTTTAAGTGAAGTAGATTTAACCTTAACAACATATTCATCAGTTTTAGAATAGTGATCAACTCCATATTTTTCAACTAAAGTTTTCTTAGTATTCTCTCTTAAAATTTTATTATTAGATGAGCATTTATTTGAGCAGAATTTTTTATAACCATCTTTCCAATTCATATTAAAAGAAACTTTATTATCACATTCAATACATTTAACATCCGAAGAAATTTCATTAATCCAATGCCAAACTCTTTGTTTAAATAAAATGTCTATATCTGACGTATAATCGATTATAGAATTATATAAATTTATATCTTCTCTCTTAAAAACACTCTCTCTTAATCTATTTGGTGATCCAGATATAATATTTAAAACTAAATCAAGCCTCTCTTTTATCATTTAACAACTCTTTTAATTTTAAAGCTAACTGTTTTTCTACCCACTGATTCATTTTAAGTCCATTATCCACACAGAAGGATTTTATCTCACTATGTAGTTCTTTTGATATCTTCAATGTTTTCATATTTTTACACTTTTTTCTACTTTTTATATAATTAAAAACCCAAAAAGTTTTTGGGTTTTTAATATTTTTAATATCCAGTTACCATAGGAGGAAAAATTGAGAAACTTTGATCAATATACTCATCAATAAAGTAATCATATAAGAACGTAGCATCAACTGTCGGTAATATAGTATTACTAGACCAATCTAAATCATATCCAGACAATTTACTAATTTGACAATTTTGAAAAGTAACTCTTCTTAATACAACACCCTTTTTATCATGTTGATTTACTATAATAGTTCCTATCAAATCACTTTTATAGTGAGTAGATCCATTTTGTGAGTTGAATAATAGATCATACCAAGCTTTTAATGTTGACCAAGTTTCCATAGATCCTGATTGATTAACATTTACTTGAAATGGAATAACAATTTCACCACTTGTTTTTGTTGGTGTTGTTTGAAATTGTCTTGTTGAATACTTGAATCTTTGCTCAACTGCAGCAACATCAAAAAGAGTTAGATTTGCAAGAGAGATTTTAGTAGCATTCTCTAATAACAATAAGGCACTTCTACCTTGAGCTTGTACAATAAGTGGTAACACAAATGTTACCTCAAAAAGATTAAGATATACTACCTCATCTGGTAGTGTACCAGGTCCACCGGGTGAATTAACATTGGAAACCTGAGTATAGTGTGGTAATGCCATGTTTTTTTAATTATTTTTTATGTAATTGATAAACAACTATAAATTATATATTAATATTTTTTTATCTCTTGTTTATCAATTATAAATTATATATTAATATTTTTTTATCTCTTGTTTATCAATTATATTTACTATACTATATATAATTATCCAAAACCAATATTTTACCACTTTAATCATTTAAACTTATGAGTTATAAACTCATATAATTAAAAATTAAAAATTACGAATGAAAGTTTTTATGATAACAGATACACATTTTGGTATCTACCTAAATAACCTTGATAAATGGATGAATATGATGGAATCAACCTTTTATAATTTTGTTATACCATTTCTAAAAGAAAACTCAAAACCAGGCGATATATTAATACATCTAGGAGATTTATTTGATAACCGAACAAACATTCCAATAATAATACTAAATAAAGTAGAAAAAATACTAAAAGACTTATCAGATGTTATACCAACTCATATAATGGTTGGTAACCATGATTTATGGAATAAGGGATCAAATGAAGTAAATTCAGTAAGGTTATTTGGTTATATGAATAAAAATATAACTGTTTATGAAAAAACAGAAACAATTGAAATAGGTGGTAAGAAATTAGTTTTAATGCCATGGATTGAAAGAAGATCTGATATGATTAAAGAGATTGATAAAACACCTGGTGATTATTTATTTTGTCATTCAGATTTGAATGGATGTAGAATGCACCTAAACTCAGTAGCTCATAGAAATGCTGATAAAATTGATGTAGAACAATTTAGTAGATATACAAATGTTTTCTCTGGACATATACATATATCACAAGTAAATAAGAACTTTAGATTTATCGGATCATTATACCAAATGGATAGAAACGATATTGGTAATGATAAGTGTATAAATATATTAGATTTAGATAACGATGAAATATCATTTGAGGAAAATAAATAATCTCCAATATTTAAGAAGTTTAGAGTTATAGATGAGAACTCAATTGATGAGTTAGATACACTAAGAGATACAAAAGATTATATAGATTTAGCCATTTCTAATAACTTATTAATAAGTAATAGGAAGTTAAGAAGAAAGCTGGAAGGTATGTTAGAGAATGGTAGCTTTACATCAGTAGAATATATAGATGATATCATTAGAACTGATGTAGATGGTAAAATAATTGTAGAATCTTTAGAAAGTGATGATAATTCTATTGATATATCTATACAACTAGAATATGAAACTTATATAAGAGAATTTATTGAGAAAATGAAATTTGAGAATGATAATTATAAAGATGGTATATTATCAGAGTTTGATGATATAATAAGAGTTTATAATGAAAATTATAAATCTAAGATTGATTAACGATTTAAAAATAAAACACTAAATTAGTGTTTTATTTTTTTTTCATAAATTCAACTAACTTCATAATATTAGGAGACTCAATAGGATCAATATCACAACAGTCATCAGGATCAATATCAAGACAATCTGGATCAATATCACTTTTAATTAATTCACATTCTTTAGGTGACTCATCATCCATCGTTAATTCGACTTCAATTTTAAAATCTTCAAACTTTTTAATGGATTTATCCAATCCAGGTGTTTCACCATTATTTTGAATTTCCTTTTTAATTTTATTTACATCCTTATCAGAAATAACATCCAAATCAATATTAAAGGTAGGTTCATCAGAGATTATATATGACTTTATATCAAATGACATAACATTTTCACTTTCTTTACTTTCATTAAATCTAATTATTCGTTTCATATCACTTATCATTTTATAATCTATATATTAAGTTATAAATATGATTTTATCAAAAAATTTTAGATATTTAAATACCAACAAACCAATATTTAATATATAAAAAAAAGTTATTTAATAAATGTCTAATCATAAAAATTTAATATTCTTTAACAAAGAAGGAGACTACCTAAACTTCAATTATAACAACAACGAAGATAGATTTGAAGGTGATATACTATTTGATGAAAACTCATCAGATACATATAAAACATTTGGACTTTATACACTAGAAAATATACCATCATTTGAATTTGAAGAACCAAATAACTTATCATTAAATAAATTTCAATTGTTTAATGAATGGGGATTAAATTTTTACGGATCAGATAGTTATAACCATTACATAACTGGAATAGAACCAATTAATAATGATTCAACATTCTACTCAAAATGGATATATGGTGATAACTTTGAAAAGTTATTTAAAATAGGATCTCTAATATCATTTAATACGACATTCTTAGAATTCACTGATACTAAGAGAACTTATACAGTAGTATCTAGTAAGATTAATGCAATAATGATAATAAGTTCAATAGATAACGCGAGTTTTGAATCCAATTATTTTACAATATATAATAACAATACAATATCAAATATATCTATATCTGGTGTTAATACAGTAGGTGTTTATAATTATATAGACTCATCATATCAAAATAATATATCAAAATGGTCGGAACCAAACTTTTATGATAAGTTTTATACTGGTAAAAAATTAAATGTGGTAGGTAGTGATAAGAATGATGGAGTTTTAACTGTATTAGATTCAAATCTAACCGATTTAGTACATTTTGAGTATTGGGTAACTAATATTCAAAGTGATTTAATAATAGAGGTTGCTACTAAGACCGATTTACCAAAAATCTATGATGATGGTTTGATTATAGAAAATGGTGTTATAAAATTTGTTGATGGTCAGAATTTAACATCAAATAGAACTATACCACAAATACTTAAACCAGGTACTGAATTTAATATAGTTGGATCTAACTTAAACACAAACTTCTTAATGGTTTCAACTATACCAACATGGATAGGAAACACACAACAAACATTTTACGCAACACAATCACAAATACTATATAACAATCTAATATATGAGTGTGTGTTATCACATACACAAAGTTTTGGATCAACAAACAGTCTTTATATAAACCCAACTAATACAACATATTGGTCAAGACCAACTTATATAAGAGTGGATCAACAAACCACAAATGAAAGTTTACAAAAATCACAAATATATTTAACAACCGATAAGATTTACTTCGGATATGGATATACACAAAGTAGTGAAGTAACATTAGCATCAACAGCTGAATTTTATCATGATGATTTAAAAGCATTTAATGTAGATCTATATTACGAAAATGGTATATTAAAAGCTGATTCTATATACTCATCAAAGTATGTTGAAGTAAACTTCTATAAAGATTCAATAAACCCATTAAATCAAATAGGAAACACATTTAAAACCAATGAAAGGATTATTAAAGTAAAAGAAGTTATTAATTATGAGTTAAATAATAATATATCAGAAAACTTTAAATATAATCTAACATTTAATGACTTAGATGAATACGGATTTAAAGTTATAATAAATAATGAAGTATATGAAGAAGAAACATCTTTAGTATATTCCGGATCAAACGTTGATATGGATAGAACAATTGATAGAACTCTTCGAAATTGGATATCTAGAAATTATATAAGACTTAATTTAATTGGAATAAATACTGAGTTGAAATATATCGGAAATGTCGGATCACCATTTTTCAACTCAATTATAATTAAAACAGAATATCCAAACGTACCATTAAACATAAATAGAGTAGAAGTTGGAACAACTGCGGATTTTCACATAGAACATTCTACAATTTTATTCAACGAGTTAGGATCTTTATTATCAATAAGTATAAATAATAAAGATTATACACAAAGTACCATATATGATGAATATTTAACATCATCACCATATAAAGTATCAGATATATCAGGAACATTACAATCTTGGGTAGATCAACATAAAGATGAATTGTTTAGCTACGGATTTATAGTGAAAAATATAAATAATCTTTTAAAATTTGATATAAATAGAACTGATATACCATTAACATATAAAATAAAAACCGGGAAGATTTCAATACCAGGAAAGAACGATTATATAATAACAAATAGGATTAAAGGTAACTTAGGATCACTAATTTCCTCAAATGAGGTTAATTTAATAAATGGATCAACCTCATCATTTGAGGAATCTGGATTCGCTACTGGAATGATATTATCCATAAATAACACAGAATATCCACTTAATAACCAAGAGTATAATATTCAGTTCTTAGATAACGAGGTTTTAAATCTAAGCTACCAAGGACCATTCTGGGGATCAGAAACATCATTATGTAAAACATCTCCTTATATAACTCTTGCATTTGATTATGGATTTGGACAAACAGGATGTGGATTAACAACAGGTATTACAGGATCAGGAGGAGCTTTTGATTTATTAATGTTTGATAATACAATGGTATCAATATACTATAACACAACAACTTATGATATAAATAACTACACATTATCAAATATATTAGGATCTGATAATATGGTTGACTTACTCTATGTACAGATATCAAATTCGATATACATATTAGGTGATAGTTTAATACAAATGGACTCATTCAACTATCAATATTTAAAGACAATAAATCTACCATCAAATACAAATAGTATAAAGTTATTATATAATGATTATAACAATTATATATATTGTTTATCAGAAACTAAATTATATGTAATCGATCCTTTATTAAATATATTAATAACTACAATATCACTAAGTAACACGGCTTATGATATGACAATAAATTCAGATAATGGTGATATTTATATTACTTATAGTGATAGCTCAAGAGTTGAAATCTATAATAGTATTAATACTATCATATCAACTATAATAACACCTAATATAACAGGTAAATTAATCTATAACACAATAGAAGAATCTATTTATGTAACAGTTGATAATAACACTATAATTAAAATAAATGGAACATATAGAAATATATCAGCAACATACACATTACCTAATTTAGAGTTAGACTTTATATATTTTAATAACACAAATAACACAATTTATATTTATTCATCAACATATTTATATAGTCTATCAAGTGGAGTTTTAACACAAACTCAAATAAATAGAACAACATTTAATGACGTTCTATTTAACACTAGATCAGGAGAGATGAATATATCGGGTGATAATAATGACTTTAATTCACTAGATAATGATGGATCTATAACACTAACATCAGACTTATCAATGTATGGATATATGACTTTAAATTTATATGATAATAATATATATTTAACATCACAAGTATTAAATACAATATCAGTTATTAACACATCAAATGGATTTGTAGTAAATACTGAATCTATCGGAACCAAAGCAACCAAATCTATCTACAATCCAGATAGAAAGTCTGTTTGGGCAATACAACCAACATCAAACTCTATAGTAGAGATATTACCTGATATAGATGTAACATACTCAATACCAGAATTAAATGGATCTACAATAGATGAACAGAGATATGGTATATTAGATGATAATTATCAACAAAAAACTGATATTTGGATAAAAAGTAGAGAATATGTTAGACGACCAAGAGAGAATTTTGAAACCGATACAAGAGTTAACTATTACTGGAAATGGATAAGTGATGAAAATCCTGAATTTTTCATATATGATTTATCAGGTGAACAACTTGATAAATCAGGATCATATGCTTACATAGGTGAGAAACCATTATTAGATGTACCATTAAATAAGAATAAGAATAAAGATTTATCAAAAGTATCATCACCACAACACCAACAAACTGTTTTTGATGTAGTTGTAGAAGAATTAAGTTATATAGATGATAGTACTGATATCTCAGTTGAACCAGAACCTATACAATTATTCTTAGGATTTAAATCAAACTCAGAAGGAACATCTAAGTCAATATTACAACTATATAAAAGTGAGGATATTAGTTTCTCAATATCTAGCTCATCAACAAATGACACAATACTATCATTTGAAACTCTTGAAGATAATGTAGATAAAAGAGGACTAATAACAATTAATCCTTCATCAGATTTCACATTCTCTAATAAAGGATTGAAAGTTGGTCAAACAATAGTAACTTATATTGAAGATATATCAAATCTAAAAGATCAATATATATCAGAGAATAATGGATCACTTTTTAAAATTAGAAATATTTATACCAAATCATTAGTACTTGAATTCTTTAACAAAGAAATTGATTCAATACACAAAGAAGATACCTTTATTACAAGTTCTAATACTTATTTAAAAACAACAATTAAAGTTATTGATAGAGAAATTGGTAGATTTAATACTTATGGTCAAACAGAAGTTGAAGATGATAGATATAGAATTGAATTGAGTAATGTTGGTAAAATTATATCACAGAATGAAGTTTTTATATTCAATAATTATGATATATTAGAAGGTGGTGTCGATTGGAACTTTCTTAATATCAAAAGGAAGGAACTAATCTTAATGCAAAATTTAATTTATCCATTTATAGGATCATATAAATCTATTATAAATGCAATTAACTTCTTTGGATATAATGATTTACAATTAAATGAATATTATAGAAATGTAGATAATACATCAAAGAACTTCTCAAAATTATTTAAAGTTGAAATACCTGATATATTTGACAACACGATCGATGGGTGGAATGAGAGTGATTTTCTAAAACATACTCTACCGAATGATAAATTTGAAGAAACTAATTTATTAAACCTAACTTATAATATAACAGATAAAGATGGTACTAACTTATTAGGATATAGCTTAGATGATATAACAATAAAGTTACAAGGATTAAAGTTTTGGCTAAAAAGAAATATAATACCATTAACTCATAAGATATTAGATATCACAGGTAAGTCATACTTCAAAGATGGTATACAAATAACACATAAAGTAAATGATATTAGAATTATTAATATCAAAGAGAATATAACACCTATTAAATTTAGATTAAACGAAGCTTATCTTCTACCTGTAAATAGTGGTTCAACTGTTTATAATTGTGTCTTAGACTTCTTTACAATCAACGACACATCTACTAATAATGATGATATAATAAATAATATAACAAAACCATTTAATGGAGTTGATTTAACATTACCTGATTATTTCAACATTAAAATAAGAACATATAAAACATTTAAAGAATGGGAACCATTCACTACTTATAAAAAAGGTGATAAAATATCTTACTATGAAAGGTTATACGAATCTACAATAGTATCAAATAAAGTTAATAATCCAAAAAAATATGAAGAATCTTTAAAATGGAACACTAATTTTGAATATAAAACATCTACTGTTGTAGAGTATGATAGAGATTATTATTCTTATACAGGACTTGGATCAACATCAATATTAAATCCTCTATTAGATACGACAAATTGGATAAATGTAACAGAATGGAAAGAGGTTAATTACGAACCGGTTCAAACCATAAGTGAATATAGAATAATATCAAAATCTGAAAAAATACTTCCATATAATTTCACAATAGATTCCAACATAGATCCATTTGTATCAATAGAAGTTACTTGTGATAATGGATATGGATCAACATACCAAGATCGAAAAAACTATGAAATAAGAGGACTTAAAGATTTATCAAATATAACAAAATCAATTGAGAACAATGGTCCATTTAAACCAATTATAAGACTATAAAAAAACCCCTTAGATAATAAATATCTAAGGGGTTTTTTAAAATGTTTTTAATTATTTAGTCTAATTTTCTAAAACTACACCTTCCACAACATCAGTCTTGATACTTTCAAGAATCACACCTTCTTCAAAAGAAGATACCCAATTCTGAATATCACTTGATAAACTCTTAGTGAAAGCATCATAGTAATTAAATAACTTACTTATATTTCCAATTCTA